GATTTTACCTTCACGAGTGCTGTATGATCCGGGTTCAATAACAGGTTCACTCACTTTTGGTGCTGGTTTTGGTGCTTCTCCAGTTTTTGGTGCTGGTTTTGGTGCTTCTCCAGCCTTGGGAGCTTCTGCAGCTTTTGGGGCTTCAGCTGGTTTGGATGAAGTTCCTCTTTGACGGTTTGCCCATTCAATGGCTTTATTTCCAGCATATAAACCACCACCGATACCTAAAGCAAGAAGTTTGGGATCCATACTAAACTGATTTTCTTTTCCTCCAGCTGGTTTAGCTGGAGCAGCTGCTGTTGGCTTTGGAGATACAGAAATTGGACGACCATCTTCATCTGTCAATCCCATTCCAGATTTTGTAACATTTGTTGGAAGTGCGGTTGCTTTTCCTGTATTGTCTGCAGTTTGTTGTGTTTGTTTAACTTCTTGTGCTGTTGGAACTGCACTTGCTGTCCCAGAACCGCCTGATGTTTGTTTTACTGGTGCTTTTGCAGGTTGAGATGCGGCAGATCTTGCTGCTTTTCTTCTTTCTTGTTCACCTTGTAATTCTCTATATTCAGCAGATTGTTCATCATCAGAAATCTTTGCACCAAAAAGGCCAGTCTTTTTAAGATTTCTCATTCGGCTTTCAATTTCTCTATCGCCGGCTTCGCTATCTGCAATAGCTGGTCCACCCGAGCTTTGAGACCAAGATTTATTAGCATTTACGGTACCACCAGTCCAATCGACCATTTTATCAGAATCACCCATACCAGATCCGCTTTGACGCTTTTCGGTACCATATTTTGGTGCGGTAGGAGTAGCTTCATGTAAATCTTTCAACATGGCTTCAAGCATGTTAACTTGTTCTTGAAGTTGTTCAGCGCGATGTCTGTATAAGTTTGTTAGGTAGTTCATGTTTTTATCCTGTTTATTTAGGCCATGCTTTCATTGCTGCCAGTTAATGAATTCTTTTGTTTTTGTTTTTCTGCACGTAATGCGAGATTGGCATCTTTAATCTTTTCTCCTCTAGCTTTCAGAGCCAGAGTACGTTCTCTAGTACCTTCTGCGCCAATGCCGCTTGTAGATATTCCTCTTGCCTTGGCCACATCGGTTTCAAGATCCACTATTTTATTTTTATCTTCCAATGAAGAAACCTTTTGAGTAACATCTTTCCCAGTCATTGTAGGCTCTGATGTAGGAGTTTCAGTAGGAGTCTTTGTTGCTGGTTTAATCTGTCCAGAATCACTTACAAGTTTATTTGATTCTGCAGTTTTGTCTGAAAAACTTTCTGGGGGAGTAGAAAGAGGAGCAACATTTAATTCTCTGCCATTTACCAAACCACTTGTTCCGGGTTCGACGGTTGGGTTGGCAATCAGTGGTGAAATTTCATTTGGTTTTGGCTTTGAAACCAAATCCATTCTTGGTTGAGTTGTTGGTTCATTAGTATTTGCCAACATATCAAAAATACCTTCTTTAACAAAACTTAAACTTGTTGTATCTTTGGGGATTAAACCGTACAAAGTTTTATTCTTTGGTTTTTTTGAATACAAACTCAATATGTTTGATGGTTGCATTGATTGTGGTAAATCAATATTTAAATCTGTATAATCTTTTGGCGCTCCCGGTTGCATTTTATGAAAAGTCTGAACATCATCTTTGGAAAGAGCATCGTATTCTCTTCCAGTTGCAGTATAAAAATTACCTTTTGTTGTTTTGTAAAATGGAGAAATTTTCTGAGGATTATTTTTTCTTGAAATGTCTATTACTTTTTCTACAGGCATTTCTTCATATGAAGTCAATCTGGCTTCTTTTTGACTTACATCAGCTCCAGTTTCTTTTTCTGCGTCAAATCTTTGTCTGGCTTCAATTCCTGAACGGGTTTTTATTGCAGCCGCTTTATCTTTAGATTGTTGGCTTTGTTCTCCATAGCCATAAATTTTGGGATCACGTTCAGTTTGGCCTGACATGATTTTATACATTAATAGTTCTGCACTATCTTTGGCCGAAAGATCTTTTGGATATTTTCCAGCAACATTAGATAAAACTTTACCATAATGCTTTTCTGCATATTCTGTGTTTTCTTGCAAAGATCTAAAAGCATTGCCATCAATATTTTTACCATGAGCAGGGGTATTTGGTGTACCCTTTGAATTGGCATTCTGTCCAGAGACAATTGCTTGACTGATATTGTTTAATGATGTAATATTGGGATTGTAAGCTGACTGTCTATAAGTCTTTTTTTGTTCCAAAATGTTTTTGGCACTGGAAAGAATGTCTGAAGGCTTAGAAGCTGGGGCAGTGGGAGAATGAGGTTTTCCCATAAAATCCTTGACTTCCCAATAAAATTGTCGATTTTGCTTATTATCCATGATATGAAATATTTAGATTTACATAAATACTTAAAAGGTATGAAGAAACAGGTACTCTTGTTAAACCAAGATAATACGCCCCTGAATATCATTACCGTTAGTAAAGCCTATAAACTTATGACCAGGGACAAAGTTTGGGTCGATGACTCAAACGATTGTTATGAACTTTTATCAATTTCTAAAATTGTTAAAATTCCAAAAATATTGATTTTAAAATATTATGTAAAATTGCCTTACAAAAAGGCTGCTCCATCAAGACAAAATATTCTTCGAAGAGATCAATATTGCTGTCAATACTGTGGTACGGATTTAACCAATAAAGATGCTACCGTGGATCACGTAACTCCAAGATCTAAAGGTGGGGCTTCTTCTTGGGTTAATATGGTGGCGGCATGTAGAAAATGTAATCTTGATAAGGGCAATAGAACTCCCAAAGAAGCAAAAATGGAACTCAAAACAAAGCCTAAAGAGCCATCTTATGGTTTTCTATTTGAAAACATGCTAATTACTTTTAGAAAGAAAAAAGATGCCTAATTATTCATTTGTCTGTGAATCGTGTGACCATAAATTTGAAGTTTTTTTAAAAATGAGCGAATGCGACAATCCGTTAAAGGAAAAGTGCCCCAGCTGCAAGAAAAAGAAAATTGTCAAAGACTGGACCGAACAAAAAAATTCTATTGCCATGGATACCACTTTGACACCCAGCAAAGTTAACGGTAGTGCATGGAAAGAAGTAATTGATAAAATTAAAGGCAGTGGTCAAGTTCCAAAGAGATTCCACGAAAGACTGGACAACTCTGGAAGAAATGCTGGCCGTTACGTTCGTTAATTTTTAGACTGAATCATTGCCTTCAGAATATAATAACTGTCGATAACGTCCGTAACAGGATTACTCAAAGTTTTCTGATCAAAGACCGACAAAAGATCGGTCTTTGTTTCTTTGGTGAAGGCTTCGTACATTGCCTGTTTATCAGCGTTACCTTTGCCCGTGGCGCATTTCTTGACTCTGGATGGCTCTATGATGGTCACGGGAATGGCGAGCTTATAGAGTTTGTGCTTAAGGATTCCCATATTTTCGGCCAGATTGAAAACTCGGCCCTTGGAACCAAATGAATATCCTTCTACGGCTATATCTGCAGCCCCAATGCAAAGATTGGATGCCCATTGGGATATGGTATCAAATCTATCGACATCTAAAACATATTCCTGAAAAGATTCTCCAGTAATATTTGGAGCAATTTTATCAGCATATTTTTTTGTATTGGTCAAATAATAAAAGAAACAATTTTCAAATTTAAATTCTCTGCGTTCATCATAAAGACAAAGGCAGGGGCAGGTTATAGAGTAATCAATCCCTATTAGCATATGGAACATGGCTTTCTACTATATTTATTCTGAAAACCAGGGCCAGTCGCAGACTTCTTCTTTCATCGAAGAATCTATCCAGTCATAGAAATAATCAATTCTGGCCGCACCATTGTCTATGATCTGTTTTGTTTCATTATCCATGCTCATAAAATTAATGATGCCGGCTAATTTTCCACCATCTTCGAATACGGCACCACCAGAATCTCCAAAATAAATTGATCCTTTGTTGGCTATCATTCTCATTATTTGACCATGGTCTTCAATAAGACTTCCATAGTAATGCATTACACCGGGTCTACTTATTTTTTTATATCCCAAACTCCAGCCAACAGTAATTAAAGGTTCACCCCTTGCAAGTTCAAATGGATATTTGATTAGATTAGTCGGAGGCTCATAGCAATCTTCTTCTAAAATGCATAGAGCAATATCATTGAGTTGTCCTGTTACAGAATAGGGTTCTACTAGAATAACCTTTTTAATTTTTATCAGTTGACCATTCTTTGTCCAAAAATAATTTGGATAATAAGTGGGATCATCAAAGCAATGCTGTGCACTCAATATTGCTCTTGGGTGGATCAATACAGCAGAGCCCATTACATTTGCTCCCGGACCTATTAAAGCCCCTACACAGGAGTAGCGGTCGTCCTCGTCAGCTTCGATGGAATCGTACTTCGATGAATCCAAAAGGAATGAGGGGACTCCCGCTACTTCCTGTGTTTTGTTCTGTTCAGGTTCTTCGGATTTTTGGGGGCAGGATATGCTATTGCATGCACTGCATGTCGCCAGTATCAGAACGAGGATTGAAGCCCTCATACTCATGGCATTAATATTTATAATAAAAAACCCCCTTGCGGGGGTAAAAACTTTTGATTTTATTTTATGCTCCTCCGACTGGATTTGAACCAGTGACCCGAGAGTTAACAGCTCTCTGCTCTACCGCTGAGCTACAGAGGAAAGGAAATCAGACTATCTGACATCCACCTGCACTGCATGCATATTCTCTAGCAGATTCAGTATTGTCTTCTTTTTCATATTTAGTGAGATCCTTGAAGTTAACTTTAACCTTAGGATGTGCTGAATATGTTGAAGAATCAATCTGCTCAAAGGGTGCCTGAGCGTAGGTGTGACTGTCACCACCGGGGAGGAATGAGATGCCTGTTGCGACATCAAAGTTTTCCCAGAGCCAGTTGCCGACTTCAAGGAATTCAGAATCCTTGTAGTTGACGGTGATAGATGGCTTATGGTGACAATAATGTTCCTGATAAGTTTTCCACAGATCAAGATGGTCCAGTGCGCGAAGTTCCTCAGTAGTGATTGCTCCCTTGGGGGCCTTCATCGCAAACGTAAAGACGGCAGTAGAAGTTGGGTTGATCACATCATCTTCGCATGGAACGCCTTGATCCTTCATCAACTGACAAAGGGGATCTTTCTTGTCAAGACGAACTCTGCGGTAATAGTAATCCGCATAGCGAGGATGCAGACCCGAGGCAGAGTCCACCAAACACGATGTAGTGCCCTCGGGCTTCACGCAAGTGATTGACTTGCTAGGTTGGATGCCCAACTTCTCTGCCCACTTAAGATTCGTCGCAGTCGCATGATCACGAAGAGTCTCAAGAAGACGAACAAGCTTTGGCTTGCCTTCAAGCCCACTAGTAAGCTTGTTGTCAAAAATACCTGTCATGGATACGCCAAGCAGTCTTTCCTCTTCACAGTTCTTCTTCCACTCTGGACGAAGATATGGGAAGTTGGTAAAGGAAGATTGTACTGTACCAATGATTGTTGCAATCTCAATCTTCTTCTTCAATGATGCTGCAGTATCGTCTTGACGAACTACGATTGTAGAAAGATTGCAGAATTGAAATGGCTTGAGAATAATTTCTGCACATGGATTGGTTCCATATTCGCAGTTCTCATCTCGTCCCCACAAAGCAGCCTGTGTCTGCAGAGCCTTGCGGTTAATCATTCCACGTTCACCGCTATGGCTGTTGTATAGTGATGTCCATTCTTCTAGGAATTGACCCATGGGAGGACGACCACGATAGATCGCAGAGTTATTTGCATTTGAACGGAAGCCAGCCTGTTCCCACCAAGCACCGCTCTTGCATAGAGCCATTTCACGATCAGCAAGATCGCTCAGAGAAATCATGGCAGAACGGCGAACACCACCAACGACTACTGCATTAGCAATAGCACAGCAAATATCATGGCATTCAAGAGCAGTAAGTCTACGACCTTGTGCGTTGTAAAAAACCTTTACAACAAACTTTAATAAATTGTCTAGAGGAGCAGGCCCACTAGCACGACCACCAAAAGTCTTAAGTCGTGCACCAGCAGGTCTAATCTTTGAAAGATCCCATTTAGGGTGCTTGCCTTCATAAAGATTTGTAAAAATTGTTTTGACTGCATTTCCCCAACCTTCCTTTGAATCATCAACTACAATTACATTATCAAAATCCTTTTGAATCTTGTTGGGAACAACTGCAAGTTTATCAATGTATTGGCGTTCGGTGGAATAACCGACACCGGTTCCATTCATAAGAATTACAAATAGTTCTGCGAATGATTCAATAGAATCAATTGGTAGATAGGAGCAATTATACAAAGAAGTGTTGTCACGGTCAAGTGCTGGTCCAGCAGCATGAAGGCCGCGCATAGAAGGAAGAACTTCTAGATTGAGAATTGCTTCCTTGACATCAGGGCGTTCCAATAGTTGGGGAACCTTACCTGTAAAATATTTCCACCAACGGTCTACGCATTCCTCCCATGTCTCACGACGATTTTGGTCGTTGAGCCAGCGAGAGTAGCGAGAGATGAAAATAAACGATTGAAATGGTGATAAAATTTCGGCCATAATTAAATCCTTAGGGGGTGTCTATATTTAGAATATCTATTTTATTATCTGAATAATATTTTTTAAGTAATAAATCGTAACAATTTGGTTCATCAATTATATTAGCATAATTCACAAATCCAAACATTTTTTCATTGCAAATGTATTGATCTACATTTTTTTCTCTAGCATTATTTGCAAACAGTACAAATTCATAATGATGATCTCCCCAATAACTTGAAGTATAAGATAGATCATTAATATATTTTGTATCAATTAAATAAGTACAATGCACTAATGGAACTTTAAAAGTACCTACCATACTTTCTCTTCTCCACATATCCATATCCAACGGAGATGATTTGTAGTAACCAGTTTCAGTGACATCATTAAAATAATTGCTATACATTGATCCTTCACTATGCAATTTTATGAAAGGTGCAATTATTGGTTTCTCTTTTTGAATAAGATATTTTAAAGTAATTGGAGCGACCCAATTATCCGTGTCCATTACAAAATAATAATCTGTTTTTTCCAGACGACATATATCCAGACTTCTATTTCGTATAGAAGCCATTTTTTTTAATCTTCTATTATCGTCGTGATCCCAATATAGATCTTTAGTTATTTTTGGATCATCAATACCTTTTTCAAAAATGATATTCCTATATTTAAAATAATTTTGACCAATCCATGATGTCAAAAATCCCATGGTATCATCATCGTTGTTATTTGTATTAATGTAAATTACAATATTTTTTTTATTGTAATCCATTTCTTCCAAAGAACGAAAATAATGGGGTAAACACTTACCATGATTTCTGGTTAATATAGAAATGAAAACTGTTTTATCCATTTTAATTTTTTTGTGTTAGAGTTTGCCAAGAAACTGGGAAAAGGGGAGCAATTAATTTATTAATTGCTTTTGCGTATTCCTGAATTTCCCATTGGGCATGTGCATCGATTCTCAAGTTATAAACGCGGGCAAATGCATAGAGAGAACCAGTCCACACAAATTCCGTATAAGTTCCTTGTGGCAATATTGAACGCGCCTGTTCAGGAGCAACACCATCGGCCAAA